CAATCCTCATTTGGATAAGAAGGTTGCGTTTGTCGAGAACACACACCAGCACGCTAAACTTATCTTAAAGTTGCGTCACGATGGTGTCACCCAGTCAAAGTTCTTTCGTGCAATAATCGCTGGCTATCTCGATGGAGACGATCGCATACAAAGCTACATTGACGAGATGAAACCGCAAAATAAAAAAAAGAAAGCAAAATCAAAACAGTTGAGAGACAAAGGAAAGCAGAAGATGGAAGATTTTGGATTGAATGATGGAGAGATAGAGAACATATTCGACTTAATCGAAGAGGAACACCCGGAGCTATGAAGAAAATTGATGGCTTACGCGAGTGTTCGCGCAAATGTATAAAAAGAAAAAAGCAGTGTAAAGACTCAGAATGTCGCCTTTGGCAAAATTATCCCGAGGAGTATAATTGTACTTTAATTTCGGTCCACGAACACGGCCCAATGACTTTGAGAGAAATAGCAGAACGCGAACATTTATCATTCGCGAGAATAAAACAGATAGAAACGAAAGCCCTTAAGAAGCTTAAGTCTTTAAATTTAATAGAAGCTTTTCGATTTTGAGGCTATTATGGAAAGATGTTACTATTTATTTTTGAAGTTTTGTCATTACACAAGGAGAATTTACAATGGCTCGTAAGAAATTATTATCAGAAGGCGAGATCCGCCAATTTATGAAGCTCGCTAACTTGCGACCTATTGGGGGGAAGCGCCTCCAAGAAATTTACCCTGGCGCCCGTGATGAAGAGGCGGAACTTGATGCAACTGAGGACGAACTCGGCGCGGAAGACGAGTTGGCCGACGACGAAGGTGACGAGCTTGCCATGGCTGACGATGAGTTGGGCATGGATGATGCCGGCGGCGGCGAGATGGTGTCTATGGATGATTTCATGTCGGCCCTTGAGCGCGCCATTGAAGAAGTTACCGGCGAGGAAGCTGATGTCTCGGAAGAGCCCGGCGATGAAGAAGAGGTCGACATGGAAATGGATGTAGAGGCCGACCCCGAAGGTGGCGAAGAAATGGAGATGGAAATGGGCGCAGAGGAAGAAATGATGCAGGAAATCGTTCGCCGCGTCATGGAGCGCCAGAAGTATGGCGGCAACAAGGGAGACATCCCCGATGCTGATCGCAAAAAGAAGGGTCATCATGGCCGCGGCGGCAAGACTAAGGAAACAGCCAAAGAAGAAGGCGAAGAAGACTTTAAAGAAGGTCTCGCTGATGCGCGCCCCGCGCCTCATCGTTCCCCCCGTAGACTTCGACCCGACCCTGACGAAGAGGAAGGTTTTGGAGCAGAAGGCCCGATGATCGGTGAGCCCTCCGAGCTTGAGCCAGGGAGCGAGTATGACCCGGCCGAAGAAGACGAGCTTGCCGCGCGTCCTCCTCGCAGGCGCCCATCGCGCAGACAGCCCGGCGGTGTTAAAATGTCCGCGCTGGGAATGGAAGAGCGCCTAGTTGCCGAAGTTTCGAAAAGGGTTGCAGCACGCTTGCAGAGTCAAACACGCAAGGAGCAGGTGGTCGACCAGCTAGCCGAGCGTATTATGAAGAGACTTACAAAGTAGGTTGACAATTTCAATGTATTGTGATACATTAACCACTGGGGAAACTCAGTGGTTAATTTTTTGAGGTAATTATGGGACCGTGGTGGCTATACTTATTGGTTTTTATATTTGGGTATCTCACTCATAAAACATTTTATTTCTTTCGATCGATGCGCCTAAGCCTGGGTTTAATCCGGGTCTCCCAACTAGTTAGTTTAGCGGTGTTAGCTAAGGCTATGGAACACTTTTATTATTCTCATACGGCTCGTATACGCCAGATGAGAGAAGATAATCAAAGTGAAGACGCTTTAAAAGAATGCCGCCGAGCTTTCGGAAAAGAGATCACTTCTTACCAAGACACGGCCATTAAAGAGATGTTAATGTTGTATCCCAAATCTTATGAGCCCATAGTTCACTTTAGCGATTGGAAATCCGGTATGCATCATCTTAATGATAATAAAGAATTTATGTTAAATATGCTGACTCAGGAATCACATGATTAAAAAATTGTTAGAGATGTTGGCCTCGGGCGGCAATGAACAACAGCTCGTCCTGCTTGACCCCGCTAGCCTAGCGGCCGCTCCCCGCGAACCCGACCTACGAGTGATTGGGATGTTTTGCGATGTTCACGAAGAAAAGGTGGCCGAAGTAATCCATGCAATGCTCTATCTAAGTGAGATGAACAGGATAGCTCAAAAGGAAGAAGACAAGCATCCTATTGATTTCTACCTTTCGACGTATGGCGGCTCTGCTGATGATATGTTCGCTTTGTATGATGTGATGAGAACTGTGCGACAAGACACTCCCATTCACACCTTTGGCTTAGGGAAGGTAATGTCGGCAGGGGTCCTGCTCTTGGCCGCCGGTACAAAGGGTAAGCGCCGCATTGCGAAGAATTGTCGCGTGATGATTCATTCGGTCGCAGCCGGCAATCATGGAAATCTTCAGGATCTAACAAATGAGTTGGAAGCGATTCAAGATCTCCAGGATATGTATACAAGCTGCTTGGTGGCTGAGACCAACATGTCGGAGAGCGGTATAAAAGAAATGCTTAATCGCAATGTTAATGTCTATTTATCAGCAGTAGAGGCAGTTAAACTTGGGATAGCAGATATTATTGTTTAGGACTTAAGAAATGACAGAACTGAAAGACATATTGAGAGAAGAGTACATTAAAGAGATCAATAAGCTTGACTTGCGATCGCTGCTGGAGATGGTAGAAGATGTGATGTCACAACCTCTAACAATTGTGGAGGACACCGTGCCTACGGTTGATAGCGTTTCTGATAGAGACACTTTAGAGATGGTAATGAAGATGATTCCCAACATCGAGGTGTCCGAAATTGGTTGGTCAGATGTGCGCACCACGGACACCGGCGCCGCAGTAAGCGGCCCACAGCGCGCCCTCTTAGAGAATTACCTCAACAACATACACGGCACCACCTTTCAGGAGCGTATCGACTACGTGGGTATGTTTTATGCAGCCGGCGCCGGCGTTATTGCTCAAGGTGAAGATCAAAGTCCAACTGGTCGCATTACTCAGGCTATCTCTTATCTGGTGTTCTATAAGACTTTGACAAAGGTGATCACTAACTTCAACGCCTCCTCTGCTGGCTTTAGCTTTGAGTCATTCTTGTCTGCGCTGGTAAAAGGCCAACAGATTCAGACCGGCAACAAAACGATTGCCGACTATACCGACAATCTTACCGACCAAGAGATACCGGTTAGCTTAAAGTTGTATCGGGAAGGGAGCCTTGAAGTTGGCGGAAGCTATACTGCTCTGGTGGATGACCTTATCGATCCTAAGTTTGACTTCGATGGGATGCGTTATGTCATCTGCACCAAGGAGTTAGAGGGTGAAGATCTTGAACAAGAGGGCGAAATTAAGGTGTGGCAGTTTGATTTTACACTAGACAACGTAATGTGGATCATGATGAACTCCAAAGATAAATCGTCCCGCTGCATTATGATTCCCCAAGCCGTTAAAAGCAAGATAGAGGCGAAAGGTGCTGAATCGTCTGACGAAAGCTATACTAATATACTCAAGCTTCCGAGTAAAAGTGTGATGCCCACCGCCGATGAGATCCACACTCAACTATTTATTCCTAAGTTTAGAGGACAGCTTGAAATCCTTAAACAAAATGAAAGGCGCCTCCTGCGATTTCTCTTCCGTAGCGAAGGGGAGATAGAGAATTTTTTGAATCAGTTAAATTGGGACAGCAATGACGATCTCTTTAATGATTATATCGTTACCATTAAGCACGAAGAAGGCGAAGGCGATCAAGAAGTAAATAAGGGCGCCATCCGAGGCATTTCCACCATGAATTTAGAGCGCCTCCGAAAATTTGTTATCAACTGGAGAGACAGCATGGTGGCAGATTTGGAAGACGATCCTGAGAGGAATCGAGCGCTCGCTAAACTGCTCCAAACGAGGACCCCTAGGCAGCGCGAAACACTTTTAAACCAGCTTGTTCTGGATGTGGAAAAGGCTGTCAAAAACGCAAATCAAGGAAAGTCTAAGAAGTCTTCTGTCGAACGTAAAAGTCGCGATTACCGCCCTCACACAGATGCGGATGCCGGCATTTTATCCGTTTATAGATCATCAGAAATCGACGCAGAGAGGCGCGCCCTGCTCCAGGGTCTTTTAGAGGCTCCCGGAGGATTTTTGAATCCGGTTGAGTCGGCCACGTTCTACTCCTCTCAGAATGAAAGGTTTAAAAAGATAATCCTTGAACACACTCTCGGCTACTTGACCACGATGCACTTCTCTCTTAACCAGACACAGGCTACAAATGGCGCCGCCCCTGGCCCCGACAAGATTGAGAAGTCGCCCACCGAGAAAGACCCTCGCGCTACCAAAATTGTCAAAGGGGGCACAGGAGTCGACTATTTGGGCGAGATTAAAGT